CCGAGACCGCGGAGACCCCGCTGGTCGATCTGAGCCCCGCCGCCGAGACCACCTTCGCCAAGGTGCTGGTCGCCGCCGGCTCCAGCTACCCGCCGACCCTGGCCGACGGCCGCAAGGTGATCGTGCCGCAGACCCGCGCGCGCCTGGACAAGGACCCGGCCGCCGAGGGCGACTACGGCCACCGCCACCCGTCGGCGCTGCCGCCGCACGTCAAGGCGACCTACCCGAAGGGCGACGTCTACCTGCGCTTCGACGCCGCGATCGACTTCGGCGCCGTCGGCGCCGCGCCGGTCTACACCCTGGGCCGCGACTTCGAACAGGGCGGCACCTCCGGCCTGTCCGAGCACCCCGGCGCGCTCAACGTCGGCCCGGCCAGCCCGGTGTTCGCCGCGGTCGACCTCGCCCACAAGCTCGGCGCGACGGACGTGATCGTCCACGGCCTGTCGACCGAGGAAGCGCAGGCGCTGGCCCCGGCCCTGGTTCAGGTCAACGGACCCGGCTTCAGCGTCCGCCTGGTCTGAGCCGTCCAAGAAAAAGAAACCCCGCATCATCGCCCGCCCGTAGCGGGCCGTTCAGGAGAATAAGGCCATGGCTGCGGCGCGCGGCTCCAAACAGGCTATCAAGGTGATCAAGGAGGTCACGTTCGGCACCACGCCGGCGACGCCCACCATGATCGAGATCCCGGTCGTGTCGTCCAAGCGCGACCAGGCGATCGGACTGGTCGAGTCCGGCCAGATCCGCACCCACCCGTTCATCGACCGCTTCATCAAGGGCGTGCAGAAGAACGACATCGACATCGTCACCGAGATGCAGGACGACACCCACGACGTCCTGCTCGAACTGCTGGCGGGCGACGTCTTCACCGCCAACACGCTGAAGCTGAAGGACGTCCTGTCCAGCTTCTCCGGCGAGTGGGGCGCCACCGACCTGACGCTGTTCGACCAGTTCACCGGCTGCTGCGTCCGTCGGGCCGAGTTCGGCTTCCAGGCGGCCGAGGACGCCAAGGTGACGGCCACCTACGGCGTCATGGCCAAGTCCGGATCGCTCGACGCGGTCACCTCGCTGGCCACCACCACCACGCCGGCGCCGAACGTCGACCCGTTCGGCTTCGCCGACGCCACCGTGACGATCGGCGGTTCGGCGCGGCCGGTGACCGCCGGCAGCATCACCGTCGAGCGGCAGATCGACCCGCTGTACGTCCTGGGCCAGCGCACGGCGCGGGACTACATCCCGTCCACCGTCACCGTGTCCGGCTCGATCACCGTCCCGTACGAGGACGCGCTGGAGTCGGCCCGCCTGTCGGCGTTCGCCGCCATCCCGCTGGTGTTCAAGGCGGGCGACAACGGCGCGACCAACTTCCGGCAGTTCACCATCCCGGGCGCCTACTACGAGAGCATGGGCCGCTCGCTGCAGAACCGCGGCGTGCTGCTGCAGGAGATCAACTGGCGGGCGCGCTACGACTCGGCGAGCGGCACGGTGATGTCGATCACCCGGTCGGCCTGATACGGTCCCGATGTCGCCTGAGTCGCGGGCCTCTCCGGGGGCGCGCGGCTCGGGCGGCGAGGGCGTAAGGCGGGCGGCTGTTAGCGTGGGGTTTCCAGTCGCCCGCCGTCACTTTTTCAAACCCCGCGATGAAAACCCACGGGAGTTAACGCATGAAGCTCGGATCCGTTGCCGAGATCCTGAAGCCCGATCTGATCGAGACCGGGACCTGGTGCCACCTTCGCGACCCGACCGACGGCGAACCGCTGTTCGCGCAGGTCGACGGCAAGACCGACCGGAGCAAGCCGCTGCGCATCCGGGTCCGCTCGGTGCTGTCGGAGGCGTTCCAGAACCTGACCGACCAGCAGGCGCGCCGCGGCGCCGCCGACAACCGCCGGGTCAAGTCCGAGGCGCAGCGCCTCGAACTGGCGCTGAAGCGGATCCGCGACGACCTCCCGCAGAGCTTTTCGGTGCTGGCCGTCGATTTCGAGAACTTCGGCGGCGAGGCGCTGCAGACCCCGTCCGACGACGACAAGCAGGCGATCGCGCGCGCGTCGAACACCCGCTGGATCGCCGAGCAGGTCTCCGAGCACGCCGCCGACAAGGCCAACTACGGCGACGCCGCGGGAAACCCCGCCGCGGCCTGATCGAGGAACGGGCGGACCTGTTCAGGCTGGCCGAGGAACGCTTCCTCGACCGGGTCGAACTGGGCGGGTCCGCCGTCTCCGATCACCTCAAGCGCCTCGAGAAGTGGAAGGCGCAGCGGGCCGCCGAGGCCGCCCAGGCCGCAGGCGGGAAACCTCGCCGGCCCCGCAAGCCGAAACCGAAGGCCGAGCCGACGAACCGCCTGCTCTACCTGCTCGACTGGTACGACGAGCTCCGGGGCACGACGGAGGGCGGCATGGGCCACGGCCGGCTGACCCACAGCGAGATCCTGGCCTTCAGCCAGAACTACCGGCTCGATCTCGACGAATTCGACGCGGAGACGCTGATCCGGCTCGACTGGACCTGGCTCCGGTGCCGGCCGCAGCAACAGACCCGGAAGGGCCCGAAAGATGATGAAGTTTGACGCCGTCGCCGCGCTCCTGTCGCTCGACAAGCTCGAGCAGGGCGCGTGGATGACGCTGAAGGAGCCCGGCGGCGACGCGCCGGTGCTGGTCGGCGGCCGCCCGGTGCGGCTGAAGGTGCGCTCGACCCAGTCGGACGCCTACCAGCAGCTGCTGGACGAGATGATCCGCGAGGGGGCGAAGAAGTTGCGCGGCGATCCGGTCAGCCTGGCCGTCGAGGCGGGCAAGGCCGAGCCGGCGCGCAAGTTCGCCCGGCTGGTGACGGCGGTGGAGAACTTCTCCGGCGAGGCCCCGGGCGAACAGGTCCCGGCCGAGGGCGACCTGATCTCCTTCGCCCGCCTGAAGGAGACGCGCTGGATCGCCGACGCCGCGCTGCGCTTCGCCGACGACCTCGCCAACTTCCGCGCCGAATCGGCCTGATCCGTTAAGGTCGCCCCCGAGCGCTTTGCAAGGGGGCGACCGTGTCTGAATTTCCCACGCTCGGTCTGAAGGTCGACGTCAGCGAACTGGCGCGGTCGGAAGGCCTGGTCGACCAGTTCGGCGCCAGCCTGACCGGCCTGAAGGCGCAGGCCGACACCGCGGCCGCCTCGGTCGAGGCCAGCGCCGCGCGCATGGCCCGCTCGCTGAAGACCATCAACCAGGGCATGCGGGGCGAGGCGTTCGCCCGCCAGATCGGCGACACCACCACCGACAAGCAGATCCGCGCCATCCAGGACGCCATGCGCGCGGAAAACGACCTGATGAAGCTCCGCCGCACGGCGGAGGACGCGGCTCAGCGCGGGGCCGAGCGGACCACCGCCTTCCAGATGCGCATGGCGCGTCAGCGCGCGCGCGATGAAGCCGCCCTCGACAAGGCGGTGGCGGCGGAGCGGGCCGCCACGGACAAGGCGGAACTGGCCGAGTCCGAGTCGATGCTGCGCCTGCGCATGGCGATGACCCGGCAGCAGGCCGCCGAACAGATCGCCGCGGACCGGGAGGTGGCGGCGGCGCAGGCCGCGGCCGACAAGCAGGCCCTGGCCGAAGCCGAGGCGACGGTTCGCGCGCGCGTCGCGTTGGCGCGGCAGCGGGCGCGGGAGGAGGCGGCGACCGAGGCGCAGACCGCGGCCGCGGTGGCGGCGGCCGAGCGGGCGGCGCTGGCCGAGGCGGAAGCGACGATGCGGTTCCGCATGGCCATGACCCGGCAGGCGGCGGCGGCGGCGATCGCGGCCGACCGCGAGGTGGCGGCGTCCGCGGCCGCCGCGGCCAAGGCCGAAGACCGGGTCGCGGCCGAGACCCTGGCCTTCCGGATGCGGATGTGGAAGCAGCGCGGCGCCGAGGCGGCGGCGGCGGCGCGCGAGGAGGCGGCGGCGGCGCTGGCCGCGGAAAAGGCGGCGGCGCGCGCGGCGGGAGCGGCCGGGGTCATGGGGGCCGCCGTGCACGGCTCCTCCAGCAAGGTGCGCGAGAGCCTGGTGCTGGTGCGCGAGGCGCTGCGCGGCGACTTCACCCGCATGGCCGGCTCGGCGACGCTGTTGCTGCAGTACATGGGCAAGCTGGAGACCATGGTCGCCCTGCTGCTCAGCCCGGTCGGCCTGCTGACCGTGGCGCTCGGCGCGTTCGCCTTCGCGGCGGCCCAGGGCGCGGCGGAGAGCGCCCGCCTGAACAACATGCTGGCGGTGACCAACCACTGGGCCGGGATCTCGGCGGGCGGGTTCGAGAACCTGCGCGAGCAGATCCGCAGCACCACCGACACCGGCTTCGGCAAGATCACCAAGGCGCTCGACGTGCTGCTGGCCTCGGGCAAGGTCAACGGCGAGGCGCTGGTCTACATGGGCGACGCGGCGGTGCGCTTCGGCGAGCTGACCGGGCAGAGCGCCGAGAAGGCGGCGCAGGAGATGCTGAAGTGGGCCGACGCCCCGGCGAAGGCTGCGCTCGAGCTGCACGGCCTGACCGCGGCGCAGTACCTGCAGATCAAGGCGCTGGAGGAGCAGGGCCGCAAGCAGGAGGCGCTGACCGAACTGACCAAGGACTACGACACCTTCCTCAAGAGCCAGACCCACGACATGGGGCTGCTGGAGGAGGCGGTGCACGGCGTCGCCCTGGCCTTCGGCGACCTGTGGGAGGCGATGAAGAAGATCGGCCGCGAGAAGACCACCGACGCGCTGATCAGCGACACCGAGGACACGATCAACAGCATCCAGGCGCAGGCCGCGCGGCAGCGCGGCAAGCTCGACGCGAACCAGCAGGGCATCCTGCAGCGCGCCCGCGACAAGCTGGAGGCGCTGTACAAGACCAAGGCGGGCGAGGACGCCACCGCCGCCGACGAACAGGCCAACACCCAGCAGAAGCAGGATCTGGCCGGCAACGACGAATACATCCGGCAACTGGGCGGGTCGGCCCGGCTGGCCAAGAAGGAGATCGACGAGCTCCACGCCAGCACCGAGCGGATGCGTAGGTTCGCGGCCGCGCACCCGGAGGACGCGGCGTCGGTGGCGGCCTACCAGGAGCGGCTGGCGCGGCAAGGCCAGATGGAAGACTACATCCGCCACAAGTACGACAAGGCCGACTACGGCGGCGGCGGCGCGGAACGCACGATCGGCCGGCTGCGCGCCGAGGTGGCGGGACTGCAGAAGCAGGTCGACGACCTCGACTCCGACCCGCTGTCGGAGATCGCCGCCAAGATCCAGAAGGCGGGCGACGCCGCCGCGGCGCAGTTCCCCGCCAACCACGGCTCGGCCTACGCCGGGACCGCCGAGGCGTTCGCCCGGGCCAAGGAGGAGTTGCAGATCCGGCTGCAGCTGCTGGACGCCTCGGCCAAGGCGCAGCGCGCCGCCCAGAACAACGCCGCGGCGCTGAAGCTGGAGGCCGACGCGCGCGCCCGGGCCGCCGACGAGGCGGTGGCCTACTACGCCGCCAACGACAACTCCATCGACGGCTACGTCCGCATGGTGCAGGCGCAGGAGAAGGCCGAGACCGACGCGGCGGTGGCGTCCAAGGCGCTGGCCATCGCCCAGCGCTTCGGGGTGAACTCGGTCGACGAGATCGCCGCCGCCTACCAGAAGGCCACCGGCGTTTCGGCCAAGGCGGCGCAGGGCGTGGAAGACCAGGCCAAGGCCGAGCTCGCGGCGGAGGCGGCGACGATCCGCCTGACCGCGGCGATGAAGGACCAGCAGCGCGCCCAGGACGCGGCGGTCGGCTACGCCAGGGAGATCGAGGATCTGCGCCGCTACACCGTCGCCCTGCTGCGCGGCGCCGAGGCGATGGCCGAGTTCAACCGGCAGAAGGAGAAGCAGCAGGCCGCCGCGGCCCGGGCGCAGGCCGACTCGCCGTTGGCCAACGCCTACAACGGCATGACCGCGTCGCGGGCGGTCGATTACAAGAACGACCTGCAGTACCGGTCCATGCTGGCCGAGCGGCTGGCCGCGATCCAGGCCGAGACCGACGACCTGCGCCTGACCGCCGACGAAAAGGATCTCGGCTTCAAGGAACTGGTGCAGCAGTACCTGCTGGCCCACAAGGGCGCCACCCAGGAGCAGGCCGAGATCCAGGTGCGCGCCGACCTGCGCCACATCGTCCTGATGAAGCAGGCGCTCGAGGTGGTGCGCGCCACCACCGACGAGATCCGCCGCGCCTTCATCGAAACCGGCCGGCTCGACTTCAAGAGCCTGAAGCAGAACCTCGAGCGCCAGTTGCGCAAGGCGGTCTACGACGGGCTGATGAAGCAGCCGATCGACGTGGCCGTGAACGCCGTGGTCAACGTCGTCACCCAGGGCATCGAGCGGCTGGTCGCGCAGCTGAAGGCGGCGGTGAAGGGCGAGGGCGACGGCCAGGGCGGCTGGGCCGACAAGCTGGGCAAGCTGTTCGGCAAGGTGATGAACTCCAAGGTCCCAGGGGCCTCGGACGGCCAGACCGTCGGCCAGTTCGCGGGCAACATGTTCGCCGGGATGCAGGCGGGCCAGCAGGCCGCCGACATGTTCGGGATTCACGGGTCCAACAAGGGCGGCGGCAAGGGGCAGCAGATGCTCGACATGGCCGCGGCGGCGATCGGCACCTACTTCGGCGGCCCGCTAGGCGCGGCGGTCGGCACGCTGATCTCGCGCGTCGTCGGCAAGGCGATCCTCGGCAAGGAGTCGAACCACGGCGCCTACGCCAAGTTCGACGCCACCGGCGGCTACACCATCGTCGGCGACAAGGCGACCGAGCAGACCCGCGCGGCCGCGGGCCAGATCGGCACCGCCGTCGGCGGTCTGCTCGACGCCCTGAAGAAGGTCGGCATCGACGCGGCCGGAGTGATCAAGGGCATCGACATCGGCTCGCGCGACCCGACCCACATCCGGCTGGCCAACGGCATGGACGTGCGGTCGAAGACCGGCGACGTGCAGGCGGCGATCGAGGCGGCGGGCAAGGCCATGCTGCAGTACGCCCACTACGACGACCCGCGCGAGAAGGCGCTGGTCGACCAGATGATCGCGGCCAACAAGAGCTTCCAGGACATCGTCGACAAGCTCGACCAGTTCATCCAGGCGCAGAAGGTGCCGGGCGACCTGAAGCTGGCGCTGCTGAAGTACACCGACCCGACCCAGTACGCCCTGCAGAGCCTGCAGCAGCAGCAGGTCGACCGGCGCAAGCAGATCCAGGCCTACGCCGACCAGGGCTTCTACACCCCCGAGCAGCTGGCGGAGATCAACTCCACCCTGTCGGCGCTGGAGAGCTCGGAGATCGCCGACGCGCTGGCCCAGCTGGCCACCGGCGCCGACGGCGCGGCCGCGTCGCTGAAGCAGCTGCAGGACGCCCAGAAGCAACTGGCCGAGTACGTCGCCGGGCTGAAGACCGGCGCCCTGTCGCCGCTGTCGCCCTCGGCGCTGCTGGCGGAAACCCAGGGCAAGTACCAGGACGCGCTGACCAAGGCCCAGGGCGGCGACCTGAGCGCGCTGCAGAACATCTCCGGGCTGTCGAACGACTATCTCGGCGCGGCGCGGGCCTACTACGGCTCCAGCCAGGGCTACGCCGACATCTTCGACAAGGTGTTCGGCCAACTCGACGCGCTGTCGACCCAGCCGATGCAGGACCCGTTGATCGGCGCGCTGGAGACCCAGGTGCAGAAGCTGATCGACGCCCTGCACCAGGACAACCTCGACATCATCCACGCGCTGGGCGGCACGCCCGGCGCGCCGGCGTCGTCGCCGCCGCCCCCGCCGCCGAGTTACGACCCGGCGCTGCTGAAGCTGGACAGCCTGGCCGAAGAGCTCGCCTACGCCATCACCCACAACATGTCGTTCAAGGAAGTGGTCGACGCCGTCGCGGCGGCGCGGGCGGCGATCCAGCAGCAGACCCAGGCGGTGGTGCAGACCACCGAGGCGGGCTTCTCCAGCCTCGCCGACGCCACCCAGGCGGCGACGACGACGCAGGCGGCGCTGGCCGGCGGCCAGGTGGCGGCCTGACATGGCGTGGATCGCGGAACTGACCGGCTACGACACCACCGCCGGAGCCCTGAAGACCCTGCGGTTCGCCATGGGCGCGGGCGTGGCCCTGCTCGACAGCTACGCCCCGTCCGGGCTGCTGAAGTGGTCGAGCCCGTCGCAGAAGCTCGACGTCGGCAAGGACGGCCGGGTCGCCATGTCGGCCGACGCGGGCGAGGTGACGATCCTCAACGCCCCGGCCGCGGTCGACCAGCCCGGACCGTGGGACGCGCTGGCCGACTGGTCGTGGCGCAACCGCAGCGCCAGGCTCTACTGGGTCCCCGCGCTGGACTGGTCGGCCCGGGTGCTGACCCAGCAGGGCGTGCTCGAGCAGCCCGTCGCCGACCTGCAGGGCCGGACCCTGACCTTCCGGCTGCGCGACCCGCGCGCGGCGCTGGACGTGCCGCTGCAGCCGTCGAAGTACGCCGGGAGCAACGTCGGCCCGGCCGGGATCGAGGGGCTGGCCGACCTGAAGGGACGGGCGAAGCCGGTGCTCTACGGCCGGGTGTCGAACATCACCCCGCCGCGGGTGAACGAGAGCCTGCTGATCTACCAGGTGGCCGACAAGGCCGCGACGGTGGACTGCGTCCGCGACGGCGGCACGGCGCTGACCGTCGGCACGGTGCGGGCGAGCCTGGCCTCCATGCAGGCCAACGACCCGGGGCCCGGCAAGTACGACACCTACGTCGGAGCGGAAGGCGCGTTCTTCCGGCTCGGCTCGGCGCCGCAGTTCGCCCTGACCTGTGACGTCTATGAAGGCGCCACGGCGGCCGACCGCACCCACGCCCAGATCTGGAAGCGGATCCGCAAGGAGCGGTGCGGGAACGTCGACGCCGACCTGGACGCCGCCGCGCTCGTGGCGGCCGACGCGCTGGACGCGGGCGAGGCCGGGTTCTGGTTGTTCGAGGATGCGAGCCGGCGCGACGCGCTCGACGAGGTGCTGG